CAGTTGTATACCTTGAATTCCATAGCGACATGCTGGCTTCCTGGATCGGCAGCTACAGTCGTACCATCAGCTGCATAGCCACCTGGGTTTGGATGGCTTAAAACTTTGATAGTAGTATTGCAGCGGAAGCCTGAGCCAGCGCCTAGACCATCAGGTGTAGCACCTAAAGCAAAGATGCGACGGAACCAGTTCTGACTAGCATTCTGACCAAGCATGATTCCTTTTGAGAAGGTGATTGGTGTGAATGATGTCTGACCAGGTAGCTGGTGGACGTTAGTGTTGTAGCCACCTTCACGGTAAGCAATTGATTCAATAGATGCGCTTAGTCCTGAAACTGACACGAATCCCATAGCTGAAAGCTTTGGGTCGCTCCATGTCTTATCTCCGTCAATAGGTTCGAATGTTACAACGAACTTAAAGTTACGAATTGGATCAGTAGCTAGCGTACTTTTTAGATTAGTATATG